TGGTTCAACCCAGATTGATTGCCATGAGACTGACGAAAGAAATCTCTCATGCTCAAGAAAACCAAACGCCAGAGCAGATCGCTGCTGGACGTAACGTATCCAACTACCTCAAGAAAATTGGGATGTACGGTGGCTCTACACACTGATCTCACTATCGTATCTGTCCACGGCCACACTGACGGTGCTGCCGCTATCCCAAGTCTGGTAGAGAGCATGGCCCAACTACAGAAAAGTAGAGGCCTACTTATTTCTGTAGAAAGACCTCTTTCCTTGCCAGACCACATTGCATGGAAACAAACAGCACCGTTGGATTACTTCCAGTACTCCATGTTCTGTATGTACTGCCTACACGCCTACATCGAGACGGAATACTGTCTTGTCGTGCAAGACGATGGCTGGTGTCTCAACGGGGCTAACTTCACAGACGAGTACTACGAGTACGATTATGTGGGCGCTCCTACCCACATGGGCATCTTGGGAGACCAAGCCATGTTCCGCTTCTCGTGGACTCAGGTGAAAGACCCCATCGTTGTCCAGAACGGCGGGTTCTCCCTGCGTAGCCGCAAGTTCCTCCAGGCTCCTGCCAAGCACGGCATCGTTCACAAACTCTACGGTCAGCAGCCGTTCATCAACGAAGATGTCCAGCTCTCAGGTTTGCTGCGACCTCAATTGGAATCTGTCGGTGTGCGGTTCGCACCGCTTCACATTGCCAAACACTTCTCCATTGAGTACATGGGTCCAGGCCTACACGATGACATCGACCTAGAGCGGCTGGTCGGTCATCACGCACCCAGCAGAAAATTGGTGGGGCATAAATCCATCGTCATCAAGAACACGGCAGAGGAATGCGATAACATCTTTGGCGAACTCGACTTCCTGATGTTTTTGCAAGACAAGGGCTACAGGTTTGAATACCGTCTTTCCTAAAGAGGAACTCAAGGTTCTGGTTGGCAAACTCCTGCGAGACAAAGCCCGTGGGATTTCCATTCAGAAGTTTGCTGATCTCTGCGGGATTTCCAAAGACCTTCTGCAAGACGTTTTCATTTACGAGATCGTACCCATGACCGAGACAACCCAGCGTCGGGTGTCTGCCGCCTACCAGCACTGGGTAGACGGTCGGGTCAAGATCATGAGGAGGAAAGACAAGACCACTTACGTTGACTATCGCAAGGTTGCAGAACCTGCTATCTTCTCGCACATGGGGATTGTGAAGTCCCCGGACGGATTCAAATTATCTATAGGCCCCCGTAATCGTCACGATTACTCTTATCCTACTTTGGACGAATCATGAGCGTACTTCACGATTATCTTTGCGAATCTCACGGTCTTTTTGAATCGTATGAGGCTAAATGCCCTATCAAATTTTGCACAGCAGAACTCAATATGGTTTTCCTAAAACCAGTCGCACTCAAATCAGATAAAACAAAACAGGCTGACCGGAACCTCAAAGGTCTTGCCCAAGACTTTCAGATGTCGGACATCAAGTCCACCCGCTCTGGCGATACCCAAGCCGGCTACCATCATCACAACGTTCCGGAAGAGCCAAAAGAGAAAGAGGCTCGCCCAGGTGATGCCGCAATCTGGGGTGGCAATTTCCAGAACATCAATATGCAGGCAGCACTTGCAGGACAAGTTGCCAAATCCGTGCGGGGCGAAGCCGTTGGCGTTAACCCCAAAGATGCTGGTAATTTGACGGGACCAAAAGCCGCAAGTTACATTGCAGACCATGAGAACTTGGCAATAGCACCATGAGAATCCCGAGCGATCCGGTAGAACGAGAATTCTTCTACCTAGACCTCATCCACAAGTGCAGCGTCTCCATGCCAGAACGCCGCACCGATTACGGAGGTCTTCGCTCGTGGTATCTGTTTGGGAACGGTCCGGATGAAGCCCCGGCCATGTACAACAAGATCTATCCACACATAGATCAGTTGTCATCCTTCCTCTACTCTGCCGAGACCACCCGATTCTCCATAGACTTGGGTGCGGCAGTCCCAGATGAAGAGCAGGCCAAACTCCCGGTCCTGACCCGAGCACTCAACGATGAATGGCTAAACAGCAATGCTGACCAAGTATTCTCGACAGCGGTATCATGGGCGCTCTGCTACAACAGCACCTTTATTAAACTGGTTTATCGAAACGGTATTCATCCGTATCTCGTGGAACCGGCCAGCATCGGTGTCCTGCGCGAAGACACCGCATACACTGATCGACAAGAAGCAATAATTCAGACTTACTACATCACCAAGTCTGAACTCTACAACCGTCTCTACAGCCACCCGCAACGGGAAAAGATCGTAGAGCGCGTGTCGTATATGCAGCACGAGCGCACGGAAGTCGCTAACGGTGTGCAGCGCATCATCATGAGTCAAACGGACCCGACTCTCTACGGGAACGTCAACCTCGATCTATCTGGTGGCAACCGCTACAAAGCCCAGGTTGCGGAAGAAACCGTCGAGATGACGGAACTCTGGGTCTGGAACGATGAGACCGGCGACTACCAGGTGGTCACCCGTGCCGATCCTGATGTCATCATTTATGATCGTCCTGGCGCAACCGTCTTCTTGAAAGGCGAGCTGCCCTTCATCCAGATCTGCCCGCTGCCGCTCTACGATTACTACTGGGGTCAGTCAGAAGTATCTCGTCTGATCTATCTCCAGCAGATGCGTAACAAGCGCATGACCGAAATCCTAGACATCTTGTCCAAACAGGTCAGCCCACCTACGGCTCTCATTGGATTCACGGGAATCCTGGACGAGAAGAACTTTGCGCTGAACCGCGCAGGCGGAATCTTGGCGACAGATATGCCAAGCGCCAAGGTTGAGAAGCTCGCCCCGCAAATGCCGCCAGACTTGTTCCGAGAGATCAGCGAGATTGACTCTATGTTTGAGGAAGCCTCTGGCATTGTGTCTGTTTTGCAAGGGCGCGGTGAATCTGGGGTCAGATCGTCCGGTCATGCCAGTCAACTTGCCCGTTTAGGGTCTAGCAGGGCTAAAAAACGGGCGCTTGTCATTGAAGATTCGCTAGAAAAGATGGCGACTCTCTATCTCAAGCTCATGCAGGCGTATCCAAACACGCATTACACGGATACTCGTGGCAATCGGTTCATTGCCGAGCAATTGCCCAAGAATTACGCTGTAAAAGTGGATGCACACAGCAATTCGCCCATCTTCATGGAAGATTTGCGCCAATTGGCGTTCAATCTGTTCAAAGCACAAGTCATTGACAAGGAATCCTTGCTAGACCTGCTTGAACCGCCCATGAAGCAGCAATTGAAAGACCGTCTCAAGAAGATGGAAGCCGCACAAGCCCAGCAAGCGGCTATGCAGCCTCCAAAGGAGAAGTAATGGTTACTCAAGGCTATCAAAAGAGTGGTGATCAGCCCCGCGTTACGTCTAAAACATTAGATCAACGACAGGCTGTACCATCCTTGACGTACCGTACACAGACGAATAGGATGGGTTCTGCTGGAAATAGTTCCCGCATGACCCGTGACTACACACGAAGGTAATTGCAATGTACAAAGCAATGAAGCGCGGTCGCAAGACCCGCCGGTAATTCGCCAAAGAGTTCGATGGGTATGGCTGCTTGCCCTTTCTAAGTGGCCCCGCAACTAGGAGACCGTCATGGCACGTCGTGGTCGTAAAGGTCGGAAGTAATCCGAACGTAACAGGTTTCTGAACCGGCCTGCGGGAGGTGGGCGATGAGCCTCCCACTTGACTTGATTTGTAATTAGGTATAAAAGGTCGCACATGAGCGTACCACCCGATAAATTGATGGACTTGATGAAGAAGGGTCAAAAGTCTGACACTCCTTCTGAAACTCCTGCGTCTCCGGGAACATCTACTCCCGAAGCGCCTCCAATGGCTGCTCCTATGTCCACCCCTGAAAAACAGATGGGGACTCGTGAAGCCGCAATGATCAATGTCTCAATTGCTCTTGATCTTCTTGACCAGTCTCTCCCGGCTGTCGGTGCAGAGTCGGAAGAAGGCAAAGCAATTATGGAAGCCTCTCGCAAACTCGGTGGTTTGCTGGGCGGCAAACGAAATGAAACCGGCGAACTCCAGCAGTCAGAGATTCTGCAAATGTTGCAGACGCTGCCAAAAGCAGGCGGCATGACTCCTGAGTCCCGTGCAATTCAGTCAGCCCCGCCTCCGGGAATGACGCCCCCTGGCGCAGGTGCGCCAAAACCCCCTGGACTAGGATAAGCAATGGATCTTTTTAAACCGAGAGGAGCCTCTGCTCCACGCCGCCCAACTGATGACCGTCAGGAAAATGGGCAGATCGTAAACACGCCACGCTTTTCGCGTTTCGGCGGTCTTGACAAGCCATCTGATCTTTCTAAGAACAAGATGGCCGTGCACAAGCCTGCTGACGGGCGCAAAGTCATTTAACACCACATTGTAACGAGGGTAACAATGTCTCTTGAAAACTTATCAGTTGATGCCCGTGATGAACTCGCGGCATTGGCCCAGCAGCTCGCTGAGAATCCTTCCACCCGCAAAGAATTTTTGCGGATGACCAAGAAGGTTAAGCCTGATCTCCCGATTCCAGAATTGGAAATCGAAGAGCACACCAACAGTGCTATCTCGGCAGCAGAAGCGCGTGTCCAATCTTTGGAGAACAAACTCCGAGAGCGTGATGCCGTGGAAGAGTTGCAGAAACGTCGGAATGCACTCAAGCAGAAAGGCTTGGCGAACTCTGACGAGGACATCAAGGGCATTGAAAAGATCATGCTTGAGCGCGGGATCACCAATCACGAGACCGCGGCTGAGTATCACGAGTGGATGAAGCAAGCCGCGACACCCACACCTTCCGGGTACAA